GAGACCTTCCTTTAGGTCTTTAAGGCTTGAATAGGCGTTATTGAATATGATCTTGAGTTTGATAAGGGTACGGAGCTCGAAGTCCGTCAGCGTGTAAACCGCCCAGTTGTTATAGCGAAGAAACAAATCATCTGAATACGGGTCATCGGCGTATCTGCCAAACCCGACCGATTCCGGCTCGCCGTCGTAGCGCGTGAAGCTGAAAAACGTATGCTCTAAATCAAGGCCGAAAACTTCCCGGTTCACGCCCACAATTCGTCCGAGAATGTCCAGCTGGGCTCCTGTCGCGGTGTGCAGGTCAAAGGCCGCCATCTCTTGAGCAAGAAGGCCGTCACAGCCGGGCAGGGCCGCAAGAAGGCTCACGGTGGCTTCTGCCCGTGGTTTTCCTCGATACTGAGTGATCAGCAGTTTTGCGAAATACTCTTTTACGAGGTCAAGGTCAGGGTTCATAGAATGGTGATGTCTGTCTCGTCCAGCGTGAATTTGTTTTGAAGAGTCGTCGGATAAACGATGTCTGTTTCCCATGTGTCACCGTCTTTAGACACTTTGACGGAACTGACGACCAGTTGCGGATTAATCGCTTTCACCAGCGAGGCGATGCTCGTCACGTCTGCCGGATCGTAAATGCCGAACGTGTACCGGAGCGCCAGCTGTTGCTTCAGATAGGCCGCGTCATACGAGCCGCCCCCGAGAACGTTGACGGCAAATTTCACGTATAAATCCTGTGGTTCCGCTCGATCAAAAATGATTGGAAAGCTGGTACCGTCCACTTGCGTCACCTGAACGACCACGCTCCCGACCATCCCGCACCCGGCGTTTCTGTACTTGTAGATCGTTTCCGCGATCTCGTCCTCGTCCCCGCCGTCCACGATCACCCATATCGAATGGCCGGGGACGCTGTTCTCATCTTCTTCTCCGGTATTGTTCTCGAACACGAGACAGCTTGTCACCCCGTCAAGCGCGAGAAGTCCGGAGCGGAGGCTGGAAAGAAACCCTTGAGCGGGCCCTGACGTTGATTTCTGCCGGCGGAGCCGGAGCTGTGCGTCGGTCTCCTGGTCCACGCCGTCCTCGTAGGGGCCGGCGGGGTTATTGATCGCGGTTACCCCGAGCACGATCGTGACGGCGGTCGTGATGGTGTCCGCCTGGACCTGGACCGCGCCGATGTTCTTGGCCCGGAAGTTCAGGTTGTGCGTTCCGGCCGCGAGCGCGGTCTCGCCCTCGATCAGCTGGAACTCGTTCCCGTTCTGGTCTGCTACGGTGTAGGGGTTCGCGCTGGTGTCGAGGCCGACGAGATCCACGGTCCGGTCGTTTGTGATCTGGACCGTGACTTTCGTGTACGTCCCGCCCTTCCGGTAGATCCCGCAAAGAGCACACACGGCGTCAAGCGCCGCGCCGACCGCCTGGTCAGGGTCCTTCGAGTTGTAGTCCTGGACGATCAGGTCGAGGAAGTCCTGCTTCGCGAGGGCAAAGATGCCGATGATTTGTCCGTCCGGGCTATTGCTGGCGAGGTTAATATCGACGCCATAAATCGTTTTGAACGCGGCTTGGAGCGCGGCCACGGTCTCGGCATAGCTTTCCTTATGGATCCCTTGCCCATCGATCAAATTAGGCATTAAGCACCTCGACGCTTTGGTTAAGATTGCGGGTATAGGCTGTGTCTATAGAATAGCTTATGACGAGCCCGCGACTGGCCTCGCTATAGGAAACGCTCACCTGGTTCACCCGGACGACACCTTCGGCCTTGAGCATGACGGCCCGGCAGGAAAGAGCAATCTGGTTTTGCTTGTTCTTCTGGCGCATGAGGTTGATCCAGTCCACGCCCATTTCGAGATCAAAAAAGCAGTCATTCAAAAAGGAGAGGAGCTTGGTCTGGACGTCCTCCGCGATCGCCGCCTCGGCGGTCTTGTAGTCTTGACGACCGTGTCCAAACTCGAAATCGTGATTTTGATCTAAAGCCCTTATTTTCATATATTTATGCTCCGCATGGTATAATGCAGGTGTCTATCGAGAACGGATTTTTTATGCCCTGAATCCTGGCCGTGAGTAAGCGCGAGAACTTAACCGTTTTCGATAGACCGCTGAAAACGGCCTTTTTTATTTGGAGGTATGTATGCCTAAGGGAATACCCAAAAATGGAATAAATTCCGGAAGATTTAAGAAGGGAGTGTCTAACCTTAACCCGTGGAACAGAGGAAAAAAGGGGTATGTTAACTCCGGAAGTTTCAGTGCTGGCGTCACAGCCGAAAAGTCCGGACATTGGAACGGTGGAAAGTCTCGCCACCATTCCGGCTATGTCTTGATTTACACTCCTAATCATCCGAACCGATTTAAGAGGGTGTATGTTCTTGAGCATCGACTTGTTGTCGAGAAAATTCTTGGGCGATATTTGGCAGGGGAGGAAGTTGTTCACCACGTCAATGGAAAGAAAGGAGACAATCGCCCTGAAAATCTCATGTGCTTCACGAGCAAGAACGCGCATGTAAGATTTCATAAAGATCCGGAGAACGTCAAGATGTCTGAAATAGTTTTTGACGGTCGGAAGCTCTAGCATCATACTCCGCTCCCGTCGATGATCATTCCGATGTTATCGCTTGCCGTCACTTCGTTTGCCCCCTGGGCGGTCAGCACCCCTTCGTGTATTACTCCGCCTCCGGCCGCCGCTGAAGCCGCCGCCCGGCTCGTCGAGTTCAGTCCGCTGTCGTTTGCCAGGGCTGTCAGAAGCGTGTTCATAAGTTTCTGCTGTGCCAGGGTCGATGCTGTCATAAGGATCCGGCAGGCCCACATGGCCGCGAGCTGGACTCCATAGTCTATCGCCGTGTTTTTGATCTTGATCTTGTTGTTCTCGATGCTGATCTTGGCCGTTCCGTGCCTCATCTCCGGGCCGTTTTGGTTCAGGCCTGACAGCGGTTTGCTCCCCGGAAAGAAGCCAACGATCGCCACGCCGTCCGAGAGATCGTGCGTCCGCTCGCTTGACGGTGCCGCGACGGTCCCGGCGGTGGCCCACGCCTCGATCGATCGGTCGCAAAAAAGGACGATGCATTGGTCCCCGGCCGTGATCGGCATCGTTAGGCGGCCGTCACCTCCGCTTGGGATAAAAACGGGGACATTCACAAGGACCGGGTATTGTTTCGTGACGTTTTCCACGATACGGAGGACGTTAAGCGTCACGTCCACGGTTTGCGTCGCGGCGTTGAATGCCTGAACGGTCCCGACCTGGACGCAGTTGATCTCGGCCTTGAGAGCTTTCCCTTTTGTCTCGAAAAGTTTCGCGAGGTCCGGGGTGTGGAATCGGACCTGGTCCTGCTTCGTGATCGGGTACTCCTGCTGTCCCGGTATAATGACTTCGCTCATGATTCGCTCTCCACAGGTGTCAGGTTCTGGATCCCGTAAAGCATGCGGACCGTGGTTTTGCATTTCCCACCGACCGCGTCGGAGATCGTTCCGCTGTGCTGGATCCCGATCACTTTATAAAGCTGGTTTAGGCTCGGGTAGTCCCGGCTCACGAGCTCGACGACCTGGCCTATTTTGAGGCGCGGCTCAAAAAGCATCTCCGCCGTTACGATCATCTCGCACCGGGTCGGGCTTCCGAGGAGACCTGTCTCGGAGCTGATCACCAGAACCTCTCCTTCGACGTACTCGTTGTCCTTCAGGCAGTAGACGCGCTGGTTGTCGATGAAGAAGTTCCCGCCGGTCTCGTCCTCGAGCAGTTGCTTTGTCGCTCCGGCGAACACGCGCTGTCGGGCGTAGGATCCGGGAAAGTTTCCTATCGCGCCGATCTTGCAATGCGTCAGGTCTTTGCAAAGGTTCCGGATCGCATTGACGCGGAGCGTCCCGGCCGCCTCTCCCCTGTTCGAGTCCGAGTGTGCGAGATCAAACCCCCCGTCGTAGGCGTTTATTTCCGTTATGAAGTTCGGGGAGCCTTCGCCGCGGTAAGACTGCGCGTCCAGAATGTCCCCGCTGAAAATGATCGGCATCATGCCTTCGTATCCGGCCCGGAGCTCAACGTGGAGAAACTTTTCCGGGGTCGTGATCGCGTTAAAAAAAATGCGCTCCCGGTTCGCCAGGCCGAGGTTGTAGATCTTGATGTTTGCGTTGCTGGCCGATGAGAGGTTGTGCCGAACGATGTTGAACTGCATTGTGAATGGGTTCGTCAGGACGACCTTGTCGCCGTCCCTTGTCTCAAACGTGAGCTGGAATAAACGCTGAAATTTGCTCATGACTGGATATAGGTCTCCATCGTCCCGAGATCTGCCTGGTCCAGAACGTAAAGCTGGACGCGGCCTGTGGAGAAGTCGTCCTGATAAACGGGTTCCTGGCCGTCCAGGACCGCGCACATAAACCCGAACGGGATCACGCCTCGGAACTGTCGGAGAATGTTCGGGCTGTTCACGAGCCGGCGGCGCGACACCCCGGTCCATCCGGTGCGCGTGATCGAATAAAACCACCCGCGCTGGCTCGCGACGAATTCAAGGGTAAGCGATGCCGTCGTCCCGTCATCCAGGACGATCTTGATGTTTTGTTTCGGGTCCGCGGTGAGTGCTGTTATCGCTTTCATACGTATTGCGCCTGTGTTTTAGAAAACTTAAAATCTTCAGGATCGCTCCAAAGTTGGGAAATGTTCGCGCCTGCAGGAAGGTCCTCTCCGGCGGTGGATCCTCCGCGTGAGATCGCCGAGGCCATGCTGGCCACGCGCCCGGCCAAAGACAGGCCGACCGATACCGCGACGCTGGCTTTTCGCACCTTCTTGAATGTGACGGAGAACTCCGAGATCAGTTTCGTTTCGTCGCTCTGGTGCCCGCGAACCGATTCGATGGCCATGTCCGTGAACACGTTCCACGGGGTTTCGACGGTGCAGAGCTGGCGGGCACGCCACATGGCGAAGAAGTAATTAAACGCCGCCTGCTGGCGCGTTGCGGTGGTGATCGCTTGGACGAAAATGTCGTAGAGGCTCGTGGCGGTGTTTATGAATTGCCCGACGCTGATCTTCCCAGACGCGAGCTGTGCGTAGAACTGTTCAGCCTGTTTCGCGAACTGCGGGGCCATCGTGGCGAGCACGGCGACCTTCTCGACGATCGAGGTCGCGAGCTTCACGCCGTCCGGAAGTCTGTCGCTTATTTCGCCGGCGTAGCCCTTGACCGTGAACCGCTCCGGCTTGATGGCGATGTGGTCCTGGATCGCGCTATTGTCCTCGACGTAGTGGTCCGTGATGTCGCTATCCAGGGACACGTCCTCTGTTGCAACGATGTCAAAGAGAAAGCCCGAGATCCCGGTAAGTCCTGGGGATCCCGTGGGACGAACGACGGCTTGGGTGACCACCTGATTGATTAGGTTCGCGGTTTGCGCAACGTCGGATTGAATGCTCACAGGCGCTTTCCTCCGTCCTGATACGCCGTCTTTTTAAGAACGTGCTCGATCTCGCGGGCGATTTGCTGTGCTATTCCTGCGGGGCCGCTCTCCGCTCCGTTCACTGCGATCGTGATCGTGTTCTGCTGTGTCATGCTTGCTCCGGCGCCAGTTAGCCCGGACGCCGAAGGCAGGGAGATAGAAAACTTGTCGTGAATCTTGTACATGGCCTCGCCCGTCATGAGTTCTTTAATGCTCTTTCCGCTCGCTAGTCCGCTTAAAGCGTCCCGCGGGTTTTGCGCGGACATAAGGAGCGCGTTTACTCCTGTAAGGACGCCTTTGTAAATGAATTGCCCGCTAATGTAGGGCCATATCTTTTTAAAAGCGTCTGATCCAATGATCGCATTCATCTGTCTCCCAAGCTCCGCAAGCTCTGGAGAAAAACTTGCGACAAGGGAATTGCCGGCCTGCTTGATGTTTTGAGAAAGAGCTATCCACTCCTTGTTCATGTCCGCTATGAGATTCACCTGCTCGAGCAACATTGAAACATTCTTTTTCTGCGCCTCCCACTGGGCTTCGGTCAAACGGAGATAGATCGCCGCTGATTCGGAAAGGCCGAGGCTTTGAAGAACCAGGAGCTGTTCGTCCTGGGACAATTTCTGAAATCCAGATCGGATTCTATCGATAACCTTGACCGGATCTGTAACGCCGAACGGAATCGATGCCCCGACTCGCTTCAGCCAGTAGTTCGCGCTTGCGAGGCCCTCGTCCGGTTTCCCAAGTCTTTTTAGGTTGAGCAGTCGCATCTTGAGCTGTGCGAGATCGTTGAGCGCGTCCTTAGAATTTCCACCTAGCTGTTCCACGGCATTGGCGAAGCGCTGGGCGCCCTCGATCGGGAGGTTCGTGGATTTGCCGAAGATGTTCAGCGACATTGCGGTCGATATGGATTGGTCCGTGATCTGCTTGAGCTTGACGTAGATCCCATCGAGCCCGACGCCGGCGAGGATGGTCCGGGCGTTCAGCTCTCCGATATTCTTGATGAGATCTTTGAGAGGGAGAGGGTTTGTCTTGAAAAATATTTCCGCGAAGAATTCCGTTAACTTCATTTCCCATCCCCTTTGTTCAGTTCGATCACGGCTCGTTCGTACTGGTCCGTGAACTGCTCGTATTCAATGGCCGCGAGCACCAGATCGCACCGCATGGCCAGGATCTCGTCCGGCCGTCCGTACCCGGCCTTTGAGAGCCGGAGCGCTATCAGCGTCGCTGTGTCCGCCTCGACCTTTACTTCGGGGAGCTTGTATCTTTTGGGAAAATTCCCGCAAACTGTGAGCCGAGGTTTTGCACGAAAGGGCGGAGGTTAAAAACCAGCACCTCCTGGGCGACTGGAAAGAAATCCGCCCGCTCTTTGGCCGGCTCGAACGTGTCCTTCGTGATCTTCTGGCCGTTGTATGTCGCCCGGCCAAGCAAGGGCCAGAGCGCGTTCTTAACGGCTTTGGAGGCGCTCAGGCGCATAAAAAGACCGACCAGGCTCTCGCTCTCAAAATTCAAGCTCCCGAGCTCCGCTTTCACGGCCTCGTCCAGGCGCTCGCATTCCTCGAAGGATCCGAGGGTCGCTTCCAGTTCCGC